CGCCGACGCTCAGCTCGTCGGGCACGTGCTACTCCGATCAGACGCCCCGCGGACCGGCAGGCGGGTTCGTGGGTGAGACCTGTCCCCGGGTGAGGAGACCGAGGACGGCGAGGACGACCGCGTTCAGGGCGCCGACCTTCTCCGCCGACAGCTCCAGCCCGTAGGCGGCGAGGAGTGCGGCGACTGCGGCGACGAGCCCGGTGAACGCGGACGGCGCGATGGGCCGGGTCACGGCGGCCGTTGCCGCGGCGAACACGGCGCTGATGACGGCGACGATCGCGCCGGCCTGCTCGGCGGACAGGCCGAACTGGAACGTGACGAGCAGGCTGAGGCCTGCGGAGACAGCGGCGATGATGAGCGCGGGCTCACGACCGAAGGGCTTCATGGGTCAGGACTCCTTGGTGATGGCCGCGCGGAGCTGCGCGACTTCGGTACGCAGCGCTTCGAGCTGCCGGAGGATCTCGTCGGTGGCTTCGGCAGCGCGGCGGGCGTGCGCGTAGCCGGAGCCGATCGCCGTGTTGACGCTGATCTTCTTGTCGGCGAGGCCCTTGTCGTCGGGCCAGGTCTGGGGGACCCAGTCGCCGAGGAGGACCGTGCTCTGCAGGTTCATGCTGGTCTCCGCGGTCGGGGGTGTGGCCGGCTTCGCCGGTGCCGGAGCCGTCGGGCGGGGTGCCCCGGCCTTGGCCCAGGCGTAGACGGTGTCGCCGGGGCAGGCGGTGGCGTAGCCGTCGCGGTGCCCGCCGAGCCACGTGCCGGCCGGGCCCTCGCGGCGGCAGTAGTCGATGGCGTCGCGGGCGCCGTGCAGCTGTGCGTCGGTGGGCTTGGTCAGCCCGGACGAGCCGACCATCAGCAGCACCGCGTAGTCCTGCTCGTTCAGGGTGGTGTTGCCGTTGGCGCTGTTGCGGCGCTTCAGCCCGCGGCCCTCGTACACGTAGCCGTGGGTGCAGACCACGAACGAGTAGCCGATGTCGCTCCAGCCGTTGCCGTCCATGTGCTGGGCCTGGATCTGGCGGACGTAGTCGTCGCACTTGTCGTGCGGCCGGTCCGAGTAGGCGGTGCCGAGGTAGTGGAGCTTCACGCCGCGGCGGGGACGGCTGTACGGGGTGGCCCCGTTGGGTGTGCGGTACGGGCGGGCGCCCCACTGGGATCGAGGAACCAGCTTCAAGGCGGCCCCCTTTCTGAGCGTGGTGATGCGCCCGGCGGGGCGCGGGCGGGCGGGTTAGAGGCTGACGGTGACGCCGTTGAAGCCGATCCACGGCGGCTTGACGCTGCTGCCGAAGCCGTGGACCTCGAGGTAGCCGTCCGTCTTGATGTCCAGCTTGAGGGCGATGCGGTCCGAGTTGATGTCGGAGCAGGGGATGAGGACGGTGCGCAGCGTCGACGGTCTCGCGCTCGACGGGAGGGCGGTGTTGTTGACGACGTAGCTCGACGACGGCGACGACGGATACGAGGACCGGCCCAGCGCGCCGCGGAACTGCAGACTCTCCTCGCCGCTGATATTGAGGATCCGGTACTGGAAGGTGCCGTTGCTGTTGCCGTTCTGCGTCCACGGTGACTCGGGAGTGATCGTCTTCCAGGTGGACTGGCCGACCGACACCGCGGTCCAGGCGGTGCCGTCCCACAGGTCGAGCCGGTTGATGTCCTGCAGCCACGTCAGCATGCCCTCGACCGGCGAGGCGAGGGTAGCGCCGCGCGCGGACGCGGATGCGAAGCGCAGGACACCGCGCTGAGCCAGAGCGTTCGCCAGTTCGTCGGCGAGCTTCTGCGCGTCGGGGGCGTCGGTGAGCGAGGCGATGCTGATGCCCTGCCCGTAGTCGTCGGTACCCGGCACCAGGGCCTCCTAGATCGTGTAGCTGATCCCGTCGAGGGCCACCCACGACGGAAAGTTGCTGGACTGGAAAGTGCGGACCACCCCAGAGGTGTTGATCTCCAGGCGCACTACCGCGGGGACGACGGTGGCGTCGCGGGTGACGGCCCACGCCGCTGAGGCGCTGGGGCGAATCGCGGTGGGCAGAGTGGCCAGGGTGGCGCCGTCGGCGATCGTCCCGGACGCGGGTCCGATGCGACCGCGCAGCCAGACCCGGCGGCCTTGGCGCAGGTAGCTGGCGGTCCAGCCGTGGCCGGGATTCTGGTAGCCGGCGGCCAGGGTGAGTGTGGTCCAGTCGCTGGTCGTGGCGGTGCGGCCCCGACAGAGCCAGTTGCCCATGCTGTTCTGGTCGAGGACGACGACGTCGCCGACCGCGGGGAGGCTGTAGGTCTCGATGCAGCGGATGTCCTCGATGCCGTCGGCGTCGATGGTGCCGTCTGCGTTGACGGCGGTGACGGTGGCGAGCCGCCAGTCGGAGCCGCGCACGGACGGGGCCCGCTCTCCCGCGCGCCGGGCTTGCTGCTGGAGGGCCCACGCCAAGTCGCGGTTGCTGGCATGCGAGGACTTCACGCGTCCTCCTTGGCGCTGATCGTCGAGATCGGGAAGCTGCCGCCCTGGTCCAGCGGCACGCTGAAGCTGGCCACCTGGTGGAGTTCGCGGGTGCCGTCCTCGTGCATCACCCGCAGCACGTCCCCGGGTTCGAGCGCCGGGTTGGGCAGGGAGCTGATGTCGCCGGACGCGTTCGGGGCCCGCGCGGCGGCCAGCTTGAGGTTGGCGGCCTGCGCGCAGGCGTTGACCGTTGTCAGCGTCGATGAGCTGTAGAACATGGGCCGGCGACCGAAAGGGCCACCCCAGTACGTCGGGCTAGTCGGGTCGTTGTCGACGGCCAGAGCGGAGACCGGTGGCGCGTTCTCCGAGGTGTTCTCTCCGCGGGCCAGGACCCCGTTGTAGACGCCGTCGCTGGACATGGCCCGGTTGCCGGAGATGTAGACACCGCCCTCGGTGGCCTCCACCGCCCACACTGGGGTGGCGGTGAGCAGGTCGGGCAGGGTGGCGATTACGAAGGCGCCGTCCGCGTTGGCGTACACCTCCGCGCCCGCGGCAGCGGCGATCTCCTGGCAGCCCGCCCACGGGTCCGCCTCGACGTCGAACGTGCGTTTCCCGATGGGCTGGTCGGTGATCTGGCTGAGGACGGTGGCGTCGGGGATGCTGCGCTGGATGAGTGCGGTGACCGCGCCGACGACCGTCCCGGTCGCCGTGTACGGGGAGGTGAACTTGTCGTCGGCGACGACCACCTCAAGGCCCTTACCTTGCAGGGTGACGGGCCCTTCTGAGACGTCGCCGTCGACAGAGTCCAGCCGGAACGCACCGAGCGGCACCAGCTCTTGCGTGCCGTCGCCGTACTCGACGCCGCGGGAGATCCGCAGTCGCGCGCCGTAGGTGGCGAGCTGGTCGGCCGGTGTCCGCGGGATCAGCGTCGGATCGGCGATGGTGACGGTGCAGGTGCGGCGGATGGCCTGCCCGCGGTCTACCGGCACCGATCCGCCGATGTGATCCAGCTTGAGGACGCGGCCGTCGGTCAGGAACAGCTCGACGCGGGTGGCCACACGGTGCGGCTCGGCAAGCTGGGCGAGGAAGCGGTCCGAGACGGGATACACCGCATCACCCCATCCGGCGGTCGAGTAGCACGTCTTCCCACGTGGCATACGTGTCGAGCACGTCCTGCCAGGTGGCGAATTCGGTGAGGATGTCCTGCCAGGTGCGGCCCGCGGCGCCGTTGACACCGACGGCGGTGGGCATGTCGACCTCGGTGAGGGGCAGCGTCCAGGCCCGCCACTGCTCCTGGGCGAGCCCGCCGACGCGGGCCTCGGTGATGGTGGCTACGTTGACGTACATGTCGCTGACGCCCATGCCGGGCGCGGCCTGCCACAGCAGGACGTTGCCGGAATCGAGCAGCAGGTGCAGGGCCTCCCGCTCGGCGTCTGAGCGCGTCCAGATGGCCAGGTCGCCTTCGAGCCCTTGGCGCCGGCCGGACAAGATGACCTTGTTGCGCCGACCGCGGACGACGAAGCTGCTCTGCTCGATCGGCCGCTGCCAGTCCGGCGCCCGCTGCACCAGCACCTTGACGTTGCGCTGCGGGTTGCCGGGGTCCTTCAGCCACGCCTCCTGGATGTTCGCCAGCGCAAGCGTGGCAGCCTCCGATGAGCGTGTGGACTCCAGCGCGCCCGAGTCCAGGTGGATCTCCATCCGGTAGCTGAACGGGGTGTTGAGCGGCGCCTCGTGATCCTCGATGATCAGAAGGTCCGAGGTGATCAGCACGCGGTCAAAGAGGCCGGACGCGCCGCGGACCAGGGTGCGGGCCCCGTCCTGCGTGATCCGGTACACGGTCAGCAAGCGGTCGAGCGGCAGCTCCCGCAGCGTCAGCGTTGCGTAACCGTCGTCGGGATGGACGTCGACGTCGGTCAGGGGCAGCACCTGCCAGAGAGCGACCGAGTCGATGTTGATGACGCTGTTCGTCGCGGTGGCGTTGACCAGCACCTCGACAGCCGCCTGGGTGGCTGCTGCCGGGGCCTCGCCGTCGCTGGGCATGCCGTACCAGGCCGTGCCGGGCAGCGAGTAGGCGGTGCCGGTCGACGCGCCCAGATCGGCGTTGCTGGCGTCGTACCAGCGGATCCGGACCAGCACCCCCGACCAGGAGCCGGCCGCCGGGCGCGCGGTGAGCCTGGCCCGCCAGTTCACGCCGCCCGTCACCGGGAACCGCGCCGACCGCAGCGTGGACGTGGACGCCGTCGAGGACGTGACGGCCAGGGAGTAGGAGCCGTCGTATGCGGCGTCCCCCCACGGCGTGGACCGGGCAATCGTGGCCAGCCCCGCGGTCACCGTCCACCCAGCGACCCCCTGCTCAAAGCTGCCGTCCGCATACGGCACCACCGTGCCGGCCTGAAGCTGCGGCGCCGCCGTGATAACCACGGTCTCCAGGCGCAGCACCTGCCCGGCAGCCGCGCCGTCGAGGCCAGCGGCGATCGAGGCGGTGGCCGCGTTAGCGGGGGCGACCATAGACACCCGCTGCCGGTACATGCCCGTCCCCGGCGGGGCAAGCATCGACCTGGCGGCGCCGACCTGGTTGCCGTTGGCGTCGTGGAACCGCAGCTCGATCCAGGCCTGCGCCGACAGGACGGGCGGCTGAAGGTAGGCATAGGCGAGGTACTCCTGCCCGGGTGTGACCGCGGGCCGGTCCACGCACTGGACGGCCGCGTTGCCCGCGGCCACCGCGGTCATCGCCAGGGTGTGCCCGCCCGCCAGGTAGTTCGTCACGGACCACGACATGACCGGCACTTGGCGGCTGATCGTCGCGTTGACGAGGGCCGTCCACCCGGACGCGTCGACCTCGGTGCTCTCCACGTTGAAGGGCAGCAGGTTACCGAGGGTCGTCTTCGGCATACCGAGGTAGACGTTCTCCCAGAAGTGGTTGACGTTCCCGGCGGCCGGCGTGGACGACAGCAGCACCTGGGCGCCGCGCGCGGTCGACGGGGCAACCGCAGCCACGCTGACCCGGTGCCAGCTCGCAGAGGAGCCGGTCGTCGTCAGCGACCACGAGATGCCGACCTCCGTGCCGGTAGCGGTCAGCCAGCGGATCCCGATCCGCTCCCCCACCGACCCGGACGCGTCCGCGAACACGTAGTAGGTAGTGCCGGGGACAATCCGGTAGCTGGAGACGGTCCGCGCCTGCACCTCCCCGGCCGCCGAGCTCTTGACGACGAGACAGCCGTCCCCGTTCCGGCCCCCGCTGCCCCTCGACAAGGTGCAGTTGGCCTTGGGGGTCCAGCCGCTGATGGACGGGTCCATCGACTCGGTGGCCGCGGAGAGGAGGTTCCCGGGGATCGCCACAGTCGCCTCCTCACATCGCGTTGATCACGGCCATGAGTTCCTGCTGACCTTCCCGCATGACCTGCCTCGCCTCGCCTCGGACGCGGCCGAGCAACTCGCCGCTGTCGAGGTAGAGGTCGCCTTCAAACTTCGCCAGGGTTCCAGCGGCCCCGCGCGCCGCGAGGGACGTGAGCGCGTTGGACTGAGCCGTCGTGTAGACCGGCTCGGGCCGGCCGGTGCCGTTGTAGACGAGGTTCATCCCCGGTGGGAGGTATCCGCCGGAGTCGTACTTGCCCGGCATGAAGCCGTACCACGACGTGAACAGGCGGTCGTTGTAGCCGCGGGCCCGCCTTCCGACGACGACGCCGTCCCCGCCCCGGCTCTCGACGTTGGTCTTGCCGAGGGTGCCTGCGGTGTGGCCGACGCCAGCGTGGGTGATACCGACCCGGAATGCGGACTTTCCGTTCTTCACCCAGCCGGGCGGGGTCCCGCCCTTGAAGGCGTGCGTCGACCAGCGCCGGTGCGGCTTCTGCCCGCGGATGACGGACTCGATCGCCGACATGAATCCGGAGCAGTCCCAGCTGGGGTCTCCGTTGCCGCCCCACTGGTACGGCTTGCCATGCTGGGTCTTGGCCCAGTTCAGGGCCTTCTGAATGCGGGGCCCGCCGATGCCGCCGGCGCCCCGCTTGTCGGCCTCCTTGGAGTAGCCGAACAGGGCGTCGATGATCCTGGTGGGGATCCTTCGGAGCATCGCGCCGAAGCCGGTGTCCATGCCGGGGAACCGCTTCAGCAGCGGGTTGACGATCTTCTCCACGCCCGCCCGCGCGGACGCTTCGAGGGTGTCACCGATCCAGCTCGCCCCTTCCTTGATCTTGTTCCAGGCTGCCGACCCTGCCCCGGCGACGGCCGAGCCGGCGGACTTGACCCAGCCGAAGATGCCGCCATCGGCGAACCGCTGCACCGGGTAGGTGCCGCCCTTCGCGTACCGCAGGGAGCGGTCCGTCGCCGTGGGAGGGTTGCCGGCGAACACCGGGGCCAGGGCCGCCTTGATGCCCTGCGCTCCCCGGGACCGGGCGATCGCGTTCATGGTGTTGACGAATCCCGAGCCGACCGCGCGGGTGAACTCGGGCCGCATGATGGCCTCGCCGCCGCTGAGCTCCAGCGCTCCACCGGTCGGCGAGACGAACCGGTGCACGTCCCGTCCGGGCGTGTAGCCCGGCATGATGCCGCCGCTGGCGAACGAGAACCTGGCCAGCTTCGGGGCACCGAACGCGGTGGCGATCTTGTTCCAGACGCCGCGGATGCCGTTGTTGTAGACGACGTCGACGATGAACTGCACCGGGGCCTTGGCGATGCCCTCCAGCTTGTCCCAGGCCGTCTTGATCGCCTTCCGGGCTGCGTCGAAGGACTCGCCGACCGTTTTCACGGCACCCTTCAGCGTGTTGAAGATCGGGCGAATACCCTTCTCCCACACACCCTTGATGGCGCCCTTGATGCCGTCCCACACCGGCTTGATCACATGGTCGTAGAGCCACTTGAAGACGCCGGCGAACGGTCCGGTGATGTAGTTGGCGATATCGGGCAGGATGCTGTGCCCGATGAGCACGTCGTACAGCCACTCGAACTTCTCGACGATCCAGCCGATGACCGGTCTAATGATCTCTGTCCAGAGCCAGCTGAACCAGCCGCCAAGCGTCTCAATGCCGCCCCACAGGTACTGGAAGCGCGGCTTGAGATGACCCTCCCAGGCATCGGCCACCGCAGTCTTGATCTCCGTCCAGACCGCTTGGACTCCGTCCCGGAACCACTCGAACTTCGTGTACAGGAACACAACGAGCGCGACCACGCCGAGTATGGCCAGCCCGATCCAACCCCACGGCCCAGCCATGGAGATCAGATTGAACGCCGCCATGGCGACGCTGGCCAGCAGCATCGCTCCTCGCCACGCAAGCATGGCGAGCCGCCAAGCAGTTACGGCCACGACGATGCCGTAGATGCCCTGGATCACCCATGGAGCGTTGTCGGCGACCCACTGGATGCCCCGAGCGAGGGCGCTGATCGTGCCGAGGACGACGGTGGTGATCGGCTCCATGGCCACAGCGATCGAGACCAATGCGCCGCCGATGTCCTTCAGCGCCTGCCAGATCTTCGGCGCCATCTCCGCCGAGTATGCGAGGAACCGCTCGAAATCCGGCGAGCCCTTGAGGCTGGCGCCCCAATCGGCGAAGCGGCCCGTGACGTCCTGCATCTTCTGGGAGATCGAGTCCATGTGCGGCAGGAAGGCCCCGATGATGCCGGCCATGCCCTTGAACACATTCCCGAAGGCCACGCCCAGCCCGATGATGGCCGGTTTCACCGCCGTCTCCAGATCGGACTTGAAGTCCCGCCAGAACGGCGTCTTGAGCTCTGCCGATGCCTTGTCCATCAGCGTCTGGATCGCCGACGCTGCCTCAAGCACGAAGGGCGTGAGGCCGGGAAGCGCCCTCGTCAAGCCCTCCAGCGCCCGCGTGAAAATCGGCATGACCGCAGGCTGGAGGGACTTCGACCACTCCCCGAAGGCGTCCTTCAGCCCGGTGTAGGCGTTCATCGTCTCGCGTGCAGCCGGGGTCAGCTTCGCCAGCTCCTGCTGATACTTCGCCTCAGCGATAGCCGCTTGATCGACGGCGCCGGTCGCCGCGTTCTGCGCCTGCTCCAGCTGCCGCTGCGCCGCCGCGGCCTGCTCGGCGGCCTGCACTTGAGCCTCCGCCACACCCCGCTGGGCGTCCGCGATCCGCTCCTGCGCCTCCGCCAGCTGCTGGGCGTTCTCCGTCGCCGTGCGCGCCTGCTCCGCCTGCGCGTCCCGCAGGCCCTGAGTGCGGTCCGCAACCTGCTCCTGCGCCTCAGCCAGCCGCTCCTGCGCCGTGCGGACCGTCTCGGAGCCGTCCACGCCGGCCCGGTTCGCCGCTGCGGTCTCCTGCTTCAGCCGCTGCGTCTCGGTCGTCTGCTCCTTCAGCCGCTGCACCGCCTGGTCGTAGGCGAGAAGCGCCTTCTGGCGATCCAGGTCGGAAGCGTTGGCGTTGTTAAGTACCGCGTCCCGCTCCGCGGTCGCCTCCGCGAGCGCGATCTCGGCCTCACGCTGCGACAGCACCGAGCCGGCAAGACGATTGTTCAGGTCCTCCAGCTCCTGCGCGGCCGTGCGGCGGGCGACCGTCAGGTCTTCCTGGGCGCGTCGCGCGTCCCGCTGGGCGTCCGCCAGAGCCTCCTCGGCATCCTCGACGGCACGGGCGGCCTGCTGCGTCCTGAGTGACGCCTGAGCGGCCACCTGGGCCGCGTTGCGGCGGGCCTGCGTCACCTGCTGCTGGGCCTGCGCTATCTGCCGGGCGCCATTCCGCTCGGCCGAAGCGACCGCGGCCTGCGCCGACGCCAACTGCAGCGCTCTCGACGACGCCTGCGCCGCGGCCTGGCCACCCCGCAGCGTCGCATCCGTCGCCGCGTCCTGCGCAGCCTTCTGGGCCTGCAGCGTCTTCCCGATCTGCATGAACGCCGGGGCCGCCACCAGGGCGACCGCGCCGAAGCCGACCGCAGCCGCCGAGGCCGCCGCGGCGACCGCGCCGAGACCCGCCGCCACCACCGGCAGAACGGGGATGATGGCAGGCCCGAAGGCGACGGCCGCCATGGTCAGCAGCCGGAAGTTGGCCGCTGCCGAGTTGACGTCGATGTCGATGCGGGCGGTCTGCCCGTCCAGACGGCGGACCTCGGCCCGCAGGGCTACCAGTTCGGCGATGGCCTGCCCAGTGTCGACGCGGACGTTGACGTCGGGGTGGTTGGCGCCGAGCCTGCGCAGGTCGGCCTGCAGGCGTTCGATCTCCGCCAGCGCCGTCGCGGCATCGACGTCGACGCCGATCCGCTTGTTCGACAGGGTTTCCAAGCGGGCCCGCAGACGTGCCATGTCCGCGTTGAAGCCGGTCTCGTCGATCCGGACCTCCACGCGCGGCAGGTTCCGCATGGCCGCCTGCACTCGGGTGCGGAATGTGCGCCCGAAGGCGCCGCCCGCCTGCTCCCCGGACCGCGCCGCAGCCGGGGTCGCCGTGCGGCCCCCCGTGGTGACGCCGTTGCGGATGGCCTGCGCGACCTGGGTGGAGATGTGCCGGCCGAGGATGCGGCCGAGCTCGTCACCAATCTGGTTGCCAGCGGGGACGAGATCGGCCTGCAGGCGGGACCGGATGCCACGCGTGTTGGGGACGACGTCGACCTCGACGGATCCGACGCTGATGGCGGCCACGAAGCCTCCCTCCGTGGCGCTACTCGGCGCCCCCCTGTATGAGCTGGAACAGGCGGGTCGCGCTGTTCTCGGTCAACGTGGCCCTGGCCTTGCGGGGCTTGGCCCCGGGCCGCGGGATCGGCTCAGGCGGGTCGGGCCGCTTTGACTTCTTGTCGATGTTCACGCACCAGAGGACCCATTCCAGGCGGGCCAACCGGTCCGCTACCAGCGCCAGCAGCTGCTCCTGCTGGGACCACTGGCCCTTCTCCGGGTCGCCCTTGTCGGCCTGCGCGGCGATCTCCTCCGGGCTCATCGCGTTGCGGAGTGCCGTCCAGGTAGCGGACTCGGGAGGAAGGCGTTGGATGAGGACCCTGAGTCGTCGTGCGGACATCTCGCCGCGGTAGAAGGCGGCGAGCTGGTCCTCGCTGCGCGGGTAGTAGAGGGCGAGGTCGCCCTCTACCGCCTCCTCGTGCGCTGCGACGACCTGCCGGGTCCACGCGATTTCCCCAGGCTCTCACCGGACTGCTGGGCCGCGTCCTCGATGAAGTCGTAGAACTCCGTGTTGACGGGATCGATCTCCCAGAAGGTGTCGATGTCGTCCGGGTGCACGACCTGTTCGACGAAGGCGGCGATCTGCCCCTGGTTGAGGAGGGCCTGCCACGAGGCCCGCCACGACCCGGGCGGGATGATCTGCAGTTCCTCTCCGCACAGAACGGCGGTGACATAGAGGCCTTCCGCTTCCGTCTCAGCCGCGGTCGGCTGCTGCTCGTCGACGTCCTGCGCCTCCGGTTCCGGCGCGGTACGAGACGGCCGGGAAGCGGCTCGGGCGGCGGTGCGGGGCTTCCTGCTGGTGGTGGTGCGCTGGTTCGCGGCCATGGCGCGGGCCTCCTTCTCTTAGTTGGCGCGGGCAGGGAAAGGGAGGTGGACGGGCCGGGCCCGCGCCAGGGTGGCGGCCCGTCCACCGGCTCAGGACCCGGTGTACGCCTCGGTCTCCGGGACACGGTCGAAGTGGTAGACGGTGTTGCCGGCCGAGTCCGGGTAGGCGGTGATCGTCCACTCGAAGCCCGCGACCTCGTCCTGCTTGTGAGTGACGTCGGACCGCTCGGTGATCTCGCCCTCGGGGACGTAGAACCCGCGCTGGAAGTTGTCGCCGTCGAGGACGATGAACCAGAAAGCGCGCCGGTCCGGGGACGGCGACGCCGTCTCCGCGAACGTGGTGAGCCCGGCGGTCGGGGTGAGGTCGGCGACATCGACGCGGTACTGCAGGGACTGCACGGTAGTGCGGCCCGTCTCCCACGCCGTCAGACCGAACGTGCGCAGGCTGGACGTGATCGCGGTGCGAATCGGGGCGGTCAGGCCCCACGGGGTGAAGGACTGGGAGTCCTCCTCGAAGCCCTGGACGAGTCCGTCGTCGCTGATGGCGCCGAGCGGCAGCCACGGCGACGGCGGCTGAACGGCCGGATCGCCGGGCGAGGTCGTGCCGAGGGGGGCCACCCAGCCGGCGCCGTTCGCTCCGACTTCCAGAAGGTCCGCCGCGCGGGTGATCGAAACCATGAAGGGTCTCCAGACATGCGAAGACCCCGCGGCTGGCGGGGTCAGGGTTACAGGGTCCGGCGCGGGCCCGACCGGTCAGGAGACCGGGTGACAGAAGATCTCGTAGGTCGCCCCGACGCGGCGGAGCAACGTGTTCTCGTAGGGGCGGATCCCGGGCGCACTGACCGTGCCCACCCGGCCGAATACGGCGGCGTTCGTCGAGCTGCCGCGCAACTCCCCCAGCAGCAGGCCCCGGATCGTCGCCGACAACGCGATCGCGTCCGCCCGCCTCCCGGCATACACGTCAACGTCGACGAGCGCCCGATCCAGGCGGATTCCGTCGTCGCCTCCGGCCGGGAGACGCTGTACCTGCACGGTCGGCAGCTCGTTGAGCAGGTTGTTGTCCAGTTCGTCACGGACCACGACGTCGGGGTCGAGGCGGGCGCGGAGCCACACCATGACCTCCAGCTCGACGTCGACGGAACCAACGGCGGCCATCAGTCGCCACCCGACGCCGCAGCCCGCAGCAGCACGTGGTGCGCGGGGACGCGCTCGGTGCCGTACTCCACCCAGCGGGCGTAGTACGTGCCGTTCCGAACGTAGGCGACGGCGCGGTCACGGCGGCGGCCACCGCGCCTCGTACTCGACACCTCCCAGGAGCCCTTGTACTGGCCCGGATGCGGGTCGCCAGAGCCGCCGACCGGGGAGATCGCGACAGCCGTTTCCTTGATGCCTTCTGCGCGGCGCACCAGATCACCGCGGATCATCTCTGATCGCAGCAACTGGCCCACGCCCTTCTTCTTCAGCTTGAAACGAGCTGCCATGACCTCTCCCTCCTAGCCGGTGACCCGGTCCGCTGCGAACTGCACCGGCCCGCGCAAGCCGGTGAACGGGTTGCGGCCCCAGTCGCCGGGATCGCCGGTGATGTCGCAGACGGTCCCGCGGATGCGGACCTTGTCGGTGGTGCGGATGACGGTCCCGGCTGGGGCGTACACCGTCCACCCCACGATGACCGTGTCGCGGCCCTGCTGCTCTGCCCCGCCCACCGACGGCGCCTGCTCACGCGGGGTGACCACGCAGCCGGGTACATCGAAGGACTCGTCCGGGCCGGGCAGCGGCTGGCCGCGCGGGTCCCGGCCGGGTGAGGGGCCGGTGCGCAGGATCCGCACCGTCTCCCCGAACGGGTACGGGGCGGGCACCTACACCCACCCCCAGCCGGGTTCCCACTCCAGCGGCGGCCCGTAGTCGTCGTCGGCCGGGTAGGTCGGCGACGGATCGGCGGTGGCGGGGGTCGGGTCCACGGTGAACGCTCCCCCGCGGCCCGCCAGCGCTTTGAGAGCGGTCTTGTCGGCTTTGGTCAGGTACAGGCCGCCAGAGCCCTGGGGGCGCTGCACCGACATGGGGCCGATGGTCTCGTAGGAAACCTGTTGCGGGTTGACGTAAGCGCGGCCCGCCACCGACAGGACCACCGCAGTGGCCTGGTCCGGCAGCGGCTTCACCACCGTCTCGGCCAGCGCGACGGCCTGCTGAAGCAGCAGCTCCGCCCGGTCCGCGCGGATCTCCGACAAGTCCAAGTAGAGGGCGAGTTGCTCGGCTGTCGGGGTCACGAACGCCACAGCCACCTCCTATGCCAGGGCCTCCACGGCATCGCACCAGGCGGCCAGCTCGGCAGTCGGATTCAGTTCGGCACTTCGGGCCCGGGCCCGCTTTGACGCCAGCCGGTACTCCGCGGGCTGCAGCAGCTTCCGCAGCACCGCCTCGTAGCCGTCAATGTCGGTGCGGTCCACGAACACGCCGGCCTCGCCGAGCGATTCGCACAGGCCCGGCGTCGGGTGCGCAACCACGGGGATACCCGAGGCGAGTGCCTCGACGCCGGCCCGGCCCCACGACTCGTAGGACGACGGCATCAGCAGCACCCGCGTGCGGCCGTACACCGCCTCCCGCATCTCAGCGCCGTCGACGTGCTCGACGATCTCGACGTTCGGCAGGTCGGGGAGGATCTGCTCGCCGTAGGCGCCTTTCACCGCTAGGAACTGCTGGTCCGGCATGCGACGGGCCAGCTTCTCCAGTACCCGGCCGCCCTTCTCCGGGTTGCAGTTGATCAGCGTGACCGCCTTGCCGGGCCTGGTGGCGTACTCGCTGGCGAACACCGGCGGGCGCACGATCAGGCTGGCCGCGGGCCGGATTGCCTTCGGGTACTCGGCGAAGAACAGCTCCGCCTCCCGCTCCATCCACTGACTGTTGTACACCGCCAGCGCGGTGCCGCCCGAGGCCATGTCCCGGAACGTAGGCCGGTGCGTGTTGTGGCAGATCACCACCACCGGCTTGCCGTAACCGCGTGCCAGCGCCGTCGTATGCGGCACGCACTCCAGATGCGAGATGAGCACGTCCGCCTTGCGGACCGCGGTCGGGAAGTCGAGCCGCGCCTCTAGCGGCACCACCTGGATGCCCCGGTAGGCGTAGGGCTCCACGGCTCTGCCGTACCGGGACAGCCACACCTGTACGTCGTGCCCGCGCTCCACCAGAGGCCGCAGCATGGAGACGAGCATGTGCTCGGCTCCGGCGTTGTGCTGCGGCGGCATGAGATGGACGCGGGCCACGATACGGAGCGCGGCCCCGCCCGGCGCGGAAGCCGGGACCGCCCCCATCAGGACCCCGACGGGGTGCCAGTGAACTTGACGAACGCCTCCGGGTCGCCCAGGACGAACCCGTAGTACGCCTCCGCGAGGAGGAGCACCAGGTTCTCCTGGAACGCGGAGTGGACGCCGCCGTCCTCGTCGATGTACGTCGCCTCGCGGGAGATCCGCACGGTGATGTCCATGCCGACGCCGTAGGCGGTCTGCGACCAGTCCCCGCCGATCGCCCGCAGGCCGGAGTCCACGGTGCCCGACTGGCGGCGCAGCTTGCCCGAAACGCTGCGGGAGTAGGCGATCGGCTCACCGACCAGGGTTCCCGCCAGCGCGGCGCCGGTGCCCGGCTGGGTGGTGTCGACGAGGATCGGCCGGCCGGTCGTGTCCGTCGCCCCCAGCAGGCGGGTCTTCAGGCGGTGGTCGGCGACGGTGCCGGTGTAGTCCCAGTCGTCGTCGACGATTTCGCCCATGCCGGAGACGAAGTCGCCCCAGATGCCGCCGTTCGCCTGCGTGGTCGTGCCCAGCGCGACGGACTTCGTGGTCTGGGTGAGGTAGTCCGGGAAGGGGCCGACCGCGCCCTTCATCGTGCGTCCGTGGATCGCCGCCCGGTCGAACGCGCGGGAGAACGCCGTCGGCAGGTCGTTCTGCAGTTGCGTCCACAGGCCCGCCGCGTTCGACTGCACGACCTCCATCGCGACCGGGATGAGGACGGCGATCTTCTTGCCGGTCATCTGCTTGATGTCGACGCCGCCCGTTCCCAGCGGCTTCCGGCCGGCCTGCTCGACCCAGTCCGCGGTCGGCACGTCCAGCGGCACCGGCACGGCCGTGTTGGCGCTCATGGAGAGCGGCACCCGGCGGGCCAGCGACATGACCGCGGACTGTTCGACGGACTTCTCGAAGATGGGGCCCGTGAGGGTCGGGGGGAGGAACGTCGCGTCGACGTCGCTCAGCTTGATCGGGTTGGTTGCCATGGAGGGCTTCCTCTCAGCGGCCCTTCAGGGCCTGGTCCATGATCCCTGCGAAGATCACGCCGGGATCGGAAGATGAACGGTTGCCGTTGCCCGAGGAGCCCTGCGTGCGGTCCGGGCGAGGCGAACGAGGCGAGTTGTCGACCGGCTTCGCCAGGTGCGGCTTGCGCTTCAGCAGCTCGCCGAGCTCCTTGCGGATACCGTCGGTGTCGATGTCGCCGTCGTCCCCGACGAAGTCGTCGAGGTTGAGGAAGGCGTGCGCGTCGTCCGGGTCGGCGAACCCGTCCGCGGCCAGGGCCCGCACCTCCGCGCGCACCGCGCGCTGCTGCACCGCCTTGGCCCGGTCCTCCGCCGCACGGAGCTGCTCCGTGAGCCGCTCCTGCTCGGACTTCTGCGCGTCCTCCAGTTCCTTCGCTCGCTTGGCGAGCGGCTCGAGCTCGCCGGCCTTCGTGCGGTACTTGGCCGCCTCCCGGCGCAGCTTCTCGATCTCCCTGCGCGCCGCCTCCGGGTCCGCCCACGGATCCGTCTTCGCCTGCTCCGCCTCCGGGGCGGTCTCCGGCTGCTGCGGTTCCGTCGCGACCTGCTCGGTCGTCTCCTCGTTCTCAGGCATGGTGAAGTCGCCCTCCAGGGGCAGAAAGGGCCGCCACCAGGACGGCCGTAGGGGTTGGTCAGTGAGCAGCAGGCAGCGGGTTGCTGTCGTGCTCGGCGAGCGCCCGCCGGAACAGACGAAGCTGGTCGCCGGAGTGGCCCTGGGCGTACTCGCGGTAGATGCGCTCCCACTCACGGGCCTGCGGGGACGGCTCGAACCGCTGCCCGCGGAACACCGGGATCACGCCGCAATGACAGCCGTCGTGCGCCCGGAAATCGGCGGTGTCCTCTTTGAACACCGCGCCGCGGGAGGCGAGGAGCTTGCAGAACGCGCACGCCCCCCGGGCCGCCGAACGTGCCCACGCTGTCGCCTGCCGGTCCTGCCGCACCGCCTCCCGGACAGTGCCACGGCCCGTGTCCGCCACCAGCTTCTGCGCCACCAGCTCGGCCTTCTTCTCCGCCTGCATCAGGCGGACATCCATCGGCTGCAGCTGGGCCGGTGTCGCCTCCTTCGGCTCGCGTGGCCACAAGTCCTTGACCGCCCACCGCAGCGATTCCTCCGTCTGCTGCTCGGGCGGCGGATCTGCGAGCGGCACCGTGAACGTCCCCGGCACGCCGGCGGCCTCCCGCTGTCCGTCGTAGAAGTCCGCCGCCAAAGCCGCTGACACCCGCGCGTACTGGGCGACCACCGCGTTCATCGCCGCCAGCCAGTCCGGCACCGACTCGCGCAGCCGCTGCGGCAGGATCAGCCGCCGCATGCCCCGCACATCCCGCACCAGCAGCCTGGTGAGGCCGATCTGCGCGGCCCGGAAGCGGTTCGCGCCGTCACTGCTGTCCGAGACCGTCGTCGCCACCGGTCACCTCCGCGGCCGACGGAAGCGGCGTGCCGCCGTCGGCGAGCTGCGCCAGCCGCTCCATGAGCTGCCCGCCCGCCGCGGCGCCCGCGCTGCGGCGCCGCTCGGCTGCGACCCGGCGCCGCTGGTCCTCGTTCAGCCCGGCCATCTCCAGCACCACGTCACCGTCCGCCGGCAGGATGCCCGCCTGGACCAGCTTCACCGCGGCGTCCGTCTGGGCGGCGATCGTCGGCGTCGCCGGGTTCCGCCACACCGTTTCGATGCGCCGGGTCTTGTCCGGCGGCTCGCCGTCCCGGAACCACAACGCGAGCCGCATCGCGTCGCGGTGCGTCGCCGAGAAACGGCGGATGCAACGCTCCGCCTTCTTCACCTGCGCGTTGTCCGCGTAGCGGATCGCGTCCGCGCTCGCCGGGTTGTCGCTGTTGTAGCCGAGAACGTGAGGCGCCACCGAGAGCTGAGACGCCATGATCCGCGCATACAGATCGATGATCTTCGTCTGGCCGGACGGATCGTGCGCGGTGAACGCTCCCACGGTCGGCACGTTGCCGTCCTCGTCCCGCTCCAGCGCCAGCACACGGCCGATGTACGTCTCCCAGGCGGACTTCGCGTTGCCCTCCGCATCCTGGAAGGCACTCTCGGACGCGCCGAGGATGTACCGCTGCGGCGCACCGAAGAACTCGGCTGCCACCTCGATGCCCATGAGCCGCCGGCACGCCGCATCCGTGATCGACATGACCTCGGGCGTGATCTCTGACTTGCCGACCCGGTCCGCGGTGCGCTGCCGGTTCGCCATCCGCAGCACCGGCACGATGCCGAGATTGTGGATGTCCCGGTCGAAGACGTCCCACCCGCCATCGACCTCGGCCGCATACACGGTCTGGTCCGGCAGGTACAGGGTGACGATCCGCTCCCCGCCCTCGACGGACTCCCGAAGCGCGGCCGTCGCCAGCCGCAGACGCGCGTCCCAGAACAGGGTCATGTCCAGCGGGGACTCGAACGTGATGAGCGGAGGATCGCCCGCCTCGCCCGAGCCGACCGACACGTACTCGCGGCCGTAGGTCAGCGCGTCCAGGTGTGCCAGGCTCGCCTCGTCGTACAGGTCGTTCGACTCGGCTATCTCCTCCAGATCCGCCGCGTCCGATCCGTCGGCCCAGCGGAACGCCTCCAGATCCAGGCGGCGCTCCAGCGACTCCACACCGATCCGCGGCCAGCCGATCACCGTGTGCAGCGTCTTCAGCTGCGGCGGGATACTGATGCCCAGGTCCCGGATGACCTGCTCGCCGTTGAAGTAGGCGTCCAGCAGCTCCAGCTTGAACCGCTGGCCCAGCAGATCCGACCGCAGCGCCGTCAGCAGCTGCACTTCGTCGTCCGACAGCGTCAGCAGAGGAAGCTCGGGGATGGTCATGCTCATCGGAGGACCACCACCCTTCCCTTGCCGGGCCGACCGCGCTTCGCCCACGCCGTCGAGTTCAGCATCATCCGGCGCAGCATCCGCGCCCCGATCGCACACACCGCCAGGTCGATCTTCCGAGCGGACTCGCGGTGCTCCTTACCGATCGTGTAGCCCCACTGGTTCGTGCGGCGCCGCGCGTTCGCGACATGCTGCCGCAGCACCCGGTGCCCGTCATGGGCCAACTGCCGCTCCAGCACATCCCGGTAGAAGCGGTCCACAGCCTCCGTGAACGCCTGCTGACGGCGCCGATCACGCATGTCCCACAGCACCGCGTGCCGGTTCGTACCGCCCGTCACCGCCTTCAGCTTCAGCTTCTTGCCGTACCGCTGCGCCCAGGCGTCGATGTAGCCATCCCAGTAACGCTCGCCGTCCGCGTCGTCGTGGCCAGCGCCCGGGTCAGCAAAGAACGCGATCGGCCGGTAGTCCGCGAACACCTGATCCACCGTGCCGTCGACCTCCTCGCGCGGCACCCGCCACGGCACGTCCTGCGGCCAGTTCGCCGGCCGCTGCCACACCCCGAGGGCCGTTACGAAGCCGTCCGACATGCGGCACGCGGCCAAGCCCGTGGCGTCGTCGCTCTTCGAGCCGTCGAAGAACAACACGATCTCGTCGCCCTGCTGCAGCCCGACACCCTCACGGCGGCACGCGTCCCACTCATAGGGAGCGAGGAACGCGTCCTCCGCGGCCACGATCTGGTTGAACCAGAACCGGCGCGACCGCGACGGCGGGTTCCGCACGTCGAGGATCGACGCCTTCAACCGGTCGATGTCCAGCCACACCGAGTCCCCGCGGACCGCCCGCAGTGTCGGCGCGATCCACTCCTCGGTGAGCTTCGCCTCGGCCGGGGCCTCCAGCGAGTCGTAGAACAGGCCCGTATCCACCGACCGGCCAGCCTCCGCCGACTCGAACGCCTCCCGGGTGCGCTCCGCGACGGAATCCTCGCCAGGTTCATAGGCGTTGGTGTTCGCCAGCGTCCGAGCCTGACCATCCGCGCTCTTGGTGGCGTTGCGCTCGATCACCGCGGCCATCTCGTGGCCCTGGTTCGACTCCACCCAGTGGTGCGTCTCCCCCAGTGACACGAACGTCGGCCTGCCACCTTCGAGCGCGCGCGGCGACGACGTCACCGCTTCGATCCGGGCCCGCCCCTTGTCGGCGTAGATGATCTCCTTGCCGAGGTCGATCCGGTACTCCTCGATCGCCCGCTTCGACAGGATCGACGGGAACAGCGTCATCGTGTTCCGCGTCTGGTCCTGGCTCACGGCCGCGATCTGCACCCAGGCCGCTGGATGCTGCACACCGAGCGGCTGCCCAGCCGGGACACCCCACTCGTTGCCCTCGTCCGCAATCTCACCGAACCGGCACGGGCCGACGAACTCGAACGCCGACCACGTCGCGATCAGCGGATCCTTGCCCCAGCCCTTCAGCCGCTGGATCACGCCGTCCCGCCACAGGAACCGGTTCGTCGCTGGATCCATCGCGTACCACCACAGCGTCAGCCGGGCCTGCTCGGCCGTGTACCGCCAGGGCGCCCCGACGTAGTGCTGCAGGTACGTGGCCGTCCAGGCCAGGCAGTGCCAGCCCAGCGTGTACTCCGGCAGAATGAACCGACCGTCCGGGCCGCGCTTCCACGTGGGCCCGATCGTGAACGGCTCGACGACCTCCGGGACTTCCCCGTCAGCCACCCGTGAGGTCACGGTACGCATCCAGCGGCTTCACCGACGCCAACTGTGGCCCGGCCGGCTTCCGCTCCAGCTCGATCCGCGCCCGGCGCCGGTCCCCCTCGGTGGTCAGCAGGCGGGCCATGACGCTGTCGAGCGCCGAGATGTACTGGCCGTTCGGCGGCCGGTCCGAGGACAGACCTCGCGACATCAACTCGGCCGCGTACCGGGCCATCGCCCAGTCCGACGGCTCGTAGAACTGCGCTTGACCCGACTCCTGCAGGGACAGGTACCAGTCGCGCGCGATCGGATGCCACAGCTCATCCGGGTCCGGCAGGTCCGGCAGGTCGACCGGCGGGCCCGACGGGGCCTGGACCCGGGAACTCTTCTCTTGCTTCGAGCGGTGACCCATGCGCTCCTCTGAGCGCTTGGGAATCGGGCCTCGTGCGCCCATGGCGACCTCCAGGGTCCGGGACGGGTACGCGCAGCCTCCAGGGCCACGGATGACAGCCCGCCTAGACCTCCAGGGTTCTCAGCGAGCTTCTGCTGGGCTCGCCTCACCCATGAGGCGGTCACCCTTCTTCAAGTTGCAGCGCAGGTGTGCGCACCGGACGTTGTGCCTGGCGTGCGCGCCGCCCCGCGCCAGCGGGATGACGTGATCCAAGGTCGCCCGCATCGGGTGGTCCTTCGGAACGTCAGCCAGCGCTTCATCGCCGCACAGCCAGCAAAGCCAGCCATCGCGCTGGAAGATCTCATCGGAGTCGAATGCCTCCGACCCAACGCCGGCCTTGGCTGCGCGCCGGGCATGCACATAAGGCTGCATCCGCTTCGAGTGCCACTTGGCTCGGCACTCTCGCTTGCCGCAGTTCTGCCGATCGGGCCGCGCGGACTCGAACGACGACTTGCAGTAGGGGCAGGCCAGACTCACCCGCGGCTTGAGCCTCCGACTCCTCGCCGCCTCGTTCCACTCGCCGAAGCGACCATCGCTCTGCGCTCGCGCATCGCAGGCCCTAGCTCGACAGGCTGCGGAACAGTACCGGGGCACCGGGCCCCGGGATCGTCGCGGGAAGGAGACCCCACACTGCACGCAGGTGATCAAGGAATCGGACATGTCCCAAGTCTCGCAGGCGCCTAGGAAACCCGGGCGGGATCTCAGGTGCTATACGGCCCCGATCCGGAAAGATCATGGGGAGGGGATCTTCCCCCAGGGTGATCATGCGCACCAGCGCTCGAACTTGATCTTCTGGGCCTCCAGCGCGGCGCCGGCCAGGGCTACGGCATGGTCGCCTGCTGAGCCAGCGGCGATGACCTTGAGCACGTCGACGAGCAGTTCGTCCTCGCGCATGTGTGCGTCTTCGGGGTCATCGGCAGCGTCGGCGATGGCCTGCACACGCTGCCGCACCTGGGAGACGTCCATGCCTGCCTCCCTCCTGCCCCTCGGGTAGCTGGCTGCCTACCGCCTGCGGCTGCCCACGTTGGCCCTGCTGCCCGTGTACACGCCTGTGGCCCTGCGGTGGAGGAGTTGGCAGTAGCCCTTGGCCCTGGCTCCCATGTACTTGTGCAGCTGGCGTGTGCACCTGGTCCAGTCTCCGGCTGTTCCCCATCGGATCTTGGCTGCGCCTGGTCCGGTGGTCCAGTACCTGCGAAGGGTGGATGCGTCGCCTCGTCCTCGGCTTGCCACAGTGGATCACTCCTCTTGCGGCGCGGGCTCCTGTTCGTCTACCCGCTGGATGGACGCTCCCTGCCCACTGGGGATGGCGAGGCATACGCCCCGGTCGTCGGCGAGGATGGCCCAGCCGGCTTCGAAGCTGAGGATGAGGTGGGGGTCCTCGATGAGGACGTCGTCCCTGCGCTGGTCCCGGGGGTGCACGATCAGGTAGCGCGGCACGGTTTCACCTCAGTCCGGGGTGGTCTTCGGGCGGTCTCTTCCGTCCGGGCCTGGGGTTGGCGCGCTGGGCGGCGTTCCCTTCGGCGCTGGACTTGCGGTCGTGGCAGGGTCCACAGACGCCTTGGAGCCCTTGCTCGCTGTGGTCGTCGGCCTTGGCCACGATGTGATCGCAGTGCGTCGAGGGCCGCACGCCACACAGCTTGCACACCGGGTCGCGGGCCAGGATGCGGGCCCGGATCTTCGCCCAGCCGGACGGCAGCCGTGCCTTGCGGTCCGAGCCCTGCCACCCGCCGCTCACTGTCCTGCGGCTGGGGCCTTGCCGCCCGTCACGCTGCGGACATTGAGGCTCGGCACCCAGGTGATCGTCTGGCCTTCCTCGTCTCGGAAGCGGAACACCGACTCGTCGTAGTCGTACTCAACGGACGCTGCCTCAATGAGTTCGGTCGAACCGTCGTCGAAGCGGATGCGGTGAGTGGTCATGGGCGCGGGCCTCCGTGGGTCAGGTCTCTTCGGCTCGGATGCTGACGCTGCGGGCGAAGACGGTGATGGTGACGGTGACGAGTTCTCCGTCCGCAATGTCGCCGATCTTGATGACGGAGTCGGCAGGAATTGCGACCGGGGTGCCGTTGATGCGGACCAGGTTCGGCAGCACTACGTCGGTGCCGTCAATCGGCCCCTTCCGCTGCTCGATGATCTCGATGTCGGACCCATGCAGTTCAGCCACGGCGCGACCACCACCACACGCCGAGCGTCTCGCCGCGCATCGACTCGACCCGTCCGCCCAGTTCGGTGAGGACGGAGTCCATGTCGTCGGCGTCCCAGTGGTGGACGTGCTCCTCGTGTGGGTTGCCGTCGACTTCGCCCTGGGGGGATTCGACGATCGGCAGACTGACGAGGATGTTCCAGCAGCCGGCCGCCTCAGCCTTCTGCAGCAGAGCAACAGCGTCTTCGCGGGGCATGTGTTCCAGGACGTCACCGAAGATGACGAGGTCCCGGTAGAACAGGTGATCGGGCGCGACGTGGGCGTCGAGGTTGTGGACCTCGTCGTACATGTCCTTGCGCTTGGCCGTGTTCTTCAGCCCGTAGCGCCGGATGTACGGCCGGTGGATCTCGATCGCGGTCCACCACACGCCGTGATGCGCCGGCCGGAACAGCTTGGCGTAGGTGCCTTCACCGGGGCCGACGTCGCACACGGTGTCCGGCCTCACCTGCTCGAACAGACGGAGGGACCAGTCCTTGCCCTCGGCGATGCTGGTGGGCATGGTCGTCTCCTACTGTGCGGGCACGATGGTGATGGCGGGCGGGGTGACGTCGAGGCGCATGCCGTGCTTGGCGAGTACCTGCTCGATCTCTGCGGCGCAGGCGCGCATCCGGGCTTCGGCGTCCTCGGCGAGTAGCCGCCGGGCCTCGGCAAGCGAGTCCTCCGGCCCGTCAGGCTGCGGCGAGCTGGGTGACGGTTCCATTGCTGCCTCTCCACTTCAGGGCGCCGCCTTCGGCGTACAGGACGCCTCCGCCGGTCGGGTTCGAGGCGGGCACCGTGCCCGCGTTGCCGATGGCCAGCACGCCGACACCGCCGCCGAGGCTGGTGGTGTTCAGGCTGAGGCTCGACACGGTCGACGACGCGCGCCGCACGACCAGGCCAGGCGTGAGGGTTACGTTGCCCGTGGAGCGGGAGACGACGATCGGGGTGTCGATCAGATTGCCGCTGTCGTCGTAGCGGACCAGCTGCCAGTTGGAGCCCGCGTTCGCGCCGGTCTCGGGTTCGCTGGTGGAGCGGATCGTCCAACGCCGGAACTGCGGGTTGCCTTCGGCGTCGCGAGAGAAGGTCAGCTTCTTCTCCTGGCCGTCGGGGCTGGAGAGACGTAGCTCTTGGCCGTTCGAGCACCGAACTACCAGGTCTGCCAGGTTCGTCATGATCAGCGTCTTGTCAAGCCCGGCGATCGCGTTGCTGACCGTCGGGTTGCCGAAGCGGATCTCGAAGCGCGTCTGGATCGCGCCGCTGACGTCGGGTGTCTCGACGGACCAGTGCTTGTGAAGCGAGCCGTGATCGTTGGCCTCCCAGTGCGCGCCCGCCCACACCACCGGCTTGAAGTTGCCCACCGGCTCCCGGTTGGCGTCGTAACCGCCGCTCGGGAAGTACCAGGCTTCCATGGCCTTGGCGTCCGCCCGCATGAGGAAGTGGCGGATCGTCTCCCCGTAGGAGCCGACGCTAGCGTTCTGGTAGGCGTAGAAATTCGCGCGGCCGGTCGAGTCGAAGCGCCCGGGCTGCCCGTCGTCCGGGCCGCCAGCAAACGACGACAGGATGGACAGCGACTCGACGGCCCCGGCCTGCCCGATCGGGTGGCCTGCTGGGGCGCCGTGCCGGTCGATGACCAGGGCGCCGGAGATGGTGCCGCCCGTGAGCGGCAGCTTGTCCGACCCGCCCACAGTGATCGTCGTGTCGACTTCGACGACGGTGACGGGCTGGCCGCCGCTGACGTCGATCGCGTCGGGCTCGGTCTCGCCGGTGACCGCGATCCTCATGCGCGGGTCACCTCCAGCGACACAGTGACCCGGCCCTGCAGCAGCCGCACGACGGTGGAGCCGAGGACCATCTCCAGGTCCCACACGCCGTTGCGGGTGAGGTTCTGGGTGACGTCGGCGGGGATGGCCAGACGGACCGCGGCCCCGATGACCATCAGGTAGGGGGTGAGGTCGAGGAGAAGGTCGCCGTTGTCGGTGGCTGCAGCGGACCTGATCTGTGCTCGCGCAGTCCACCCGTCCCACGTCCAGTTGGCCGGTTCGATGACGGTGTACGTCTGAACGAACGTGGAGCCTTGTTCGATGAGGAGGTTCTGGGTTCCCGCGGACACCTGGGCCACCTCCGGGATGGGGCTGCTGTCCGCATCGGCCGCGAGGCCTGCGAGGGCGGACAGGTTGGCGGCGGCACGCGCGGACAGGCTGAGGGCGCCGTTGAGGTTGGCGTCGGCTGTGAGGTCGGCGGCGGCGTGGAGGGAGACGGCGGCCGTCGCGGTGAGTCCGCTGCTGGCCGTGAGGTCTGCGGCGCCTTCGTGGACGGCCCCGTTGTTCAGTGTGTTGAACAGGTCGTAGGTGGCCTCGTCGGGGGTGCCGGCGTCGCGGTGGGCGGACAGGTCGAGGGCACAGGTGTCGATGGCGGCCGGGACCCACGCTGGGGTGGCGAGGGTGCGCCGGTTTGTCCAGGTCGTGCCGTCGGGGCTGGTGTCCCAGTAGACGTTGCTGCCGTCCTCGCGCAGCCGCAGGAACGCGTGCGCGACCGGGTCGTAGGTGATCTCGACGGCGTCCGGGTCAAAGTAGCCGCTGTCGGACTGCATCCGCAGCAGCCCACCAACCGCTTTGATCGTGAAGCCAATGCGGGTGCCGTCCGTGCCGGAGTTGACGAGGACACCGCAGTACGCCTCGGTCGCGCCGGCGGGGTTCGGAATGCTGGCGACCTTCACGAACAGCGCTGCGCCGGCCAAGGTCCAACTGTAGGCGGTCTGGTAACCGGCAAACCCGGTCGTGCAGGGCACGCGGGCCCGGCCGCCAGTCTCGCTGACGCCGCCGTAGGAGTTGCCCCACTCGGGGCCGACAACACCGTCGTTGAAGTTGTCCTGGAGGGTCGAGAGGCTCGGCACGAGCGCCTCCCTACGCCAGGGACAGGGTGAGCGACCCCGCGGTCAGCCGCAGCTCATCCCCCGCGGCCACGGTCCGCGAGGCGGATAGCGGCCCGTACCAGAGCCGGACCGGGGTTCCGGACGAGTCCCAGATCTCCACCCCGACCACGGTCGCGGCCGGCATGCCGCTCCACACGAGGTCTGCGCTGTTGCTGGTTGCCCCGTTCACGGCCGCGGCGACGGACAGGTTCTGCCGCGCGTAGGAACCGCCCGTCACCTCCGTGCCCGCGGTCGCGTCGTCACCGTTCGCGGTGACCAGCGCGACTTTCAGCGGGGTGGTGGGGGCTGTCGCCGCCAGACCGAGCAGAAAGTCGAGCGCTCGATTTTCGGCGGTATTCGTCAGGTTGTCCGCGATGGGACTCACCCCCTTGTGGAAGCCCCGCCGTCCGTGACGGGGGTGGCCGGACGGCGGGACGATCAGGCGGCGCGGCGGGCGCGCTGCGGCATGGGCCGGTAAGTGCGGGCGCGTTCGCGTATCTCGGGCAGGGCGTACATCGTCTTGTACTCGTGGCCCTGCCCGGTGAGCCGGCCGTCGCCGGGGAACTTCCGGATCTTCTTCCGTCGCGCCCACTGCCGGATGACCGGGCCGGGGACTCCGGTCGCTTCGGTCGCTTCGTGCTCGTAGACGAGGTCGTCCGGGTACAGCTCGGTGACGTCCATGTGGCCTCCCCGGGGCATGCAAAAGGCCCCCGGCAGTAGCTGGGGGCCTAGAGGCTTGCGGGCACACGTGTCCTGCCCTGGGGGCACTGTGACATACGGGTGATCGCCGGGTCAAGCGACCGTTGAGTCGGGGTGGGCTGCGATGGGGCACGTTGGGTGGCGTTGAGGCGCAGTCACATTCCGTCGTGCCGCCGCTTGCCGAGCTCGATGGCCCGGTCGGCTTCCGCGTCGGTGAGCTCGTCGGGCTTCTTGCCGAGTTCGGCGGCCACTTCGTCGGCGGCCTTCAGGATCTCCTGCAGCGCCGGGTTCCATAGCCCTCCCGGGCCCAAGCGCCGCACGATCGCGTGCTGGCTCGCTGTCGGCTCCCGGACGCTGTCGGGCACGTAGGGGCGGGCGACCATCGGCTTACCCTTGCGCGGCTTCATGCAGCCATTCTCCTACTGCTGGTTGTTGGTCCGGGCCCACAGGCCAGCGGTCTTCGTGTGGACGGTGCGCTGGTCGACGTGGCCGGTGTAGTGGTGGTGGTGGACGTCGGGGGTGGCTTCCTTGACGCGCTTGGCGAGGCGGCCGATGGCCAGCACGAGCGCGGCCGGGGCGCCGAACACGCAGGCGACGACGGCCGGGTTGGCGTAGCCGGAGGCCCACAGGACGGCGGTGGCGGATCCGCCACTGACAGCGATGAGGACGCTGGCGCCGAGCATGCGCGCGGTGTCATCGACGGCCTTGGAGCTCATCGGCGGCCGGCCGGGCTGCGGAACGGGCGGGGCGT